GCAGATGCAAGATATCCAAATATTTGAAATACATCATTTGTATTCATGTTTATATATTAATAAACATGAGTTTTTAAGCGTATTTTTTATTTTATAAATCAAGTTTTATATTATTGAATCCCAATCAATGTATTCGACATCATAGCTATAAAGACCAACCATATTTTCGTGTTCGTTCCAGCCCTTTTCATTCCAACATTTGTAAGCGATGCTAGGATATATAGGTTTCAGTATTTTTCCCATATCGATGATATCTTTTAATACATGTTGATAATTTATTTTATGACTAGGTTTGCAATATTTATCATAATCATGATAATCAGCAATAAGTTGAACGATTTCTTTTGGAATATATATCATTGTATTTTACTATTAATAGTTTATGTTTTAAAAATCAATTTTTAAAATCCCTTAGTCAAATAAGTGAATATTTTACAAAAATTGATGTAATTTTGTAAAATATAAATATAAATAGTAAAACTATACATTAATATGAATTATTCTTATCTTTTACAATCACTGAAAATACCCAACGATGTAATTAATATTGTAAATCCATTTTATAGAGACGGAAATATTAGTAATTGTATTGACGAAACAATACCTTATGTTATAGAAAATTATGATATTAAACCAAAAACTCCTTGGACCAAGAAGCAAGATACTTTATTATTTCCTCCTAGTTATGAAAATAAATATATATTTACACATGTTCCTAGTAAAGAAATAAATGAGTTTAATGATGGTACTTTATATGATATTTACAACTTTAGTCATAAGTACAAATGCTTTTTAAAGAGTCTAATTAGTAACCAATGCTCAGGTGGAATTGTAATTGTTCCAGCCAGTTTTTGGGTATCTATGAATATGAGCGATATAATCTTGCGAAATGAATTTCAAAAAGTATACAAAATTATTCGCGTAAATATTTTTCGAGATGTAAAAGATGAACACTTAAATACAAATTTATGCAGTTTCCAGTTTGAGAGAAGAAAAGGTATTCAAGAAAAAAAAGATTTTGTGCCTATAATTCTTTACCCCAAATAAAATACTAGAATTGCTACATCTCCGATTCAAATGAATGAGTATTAAGCCAATAGTTTTGAAATTCATCCATATCTCCCACAAAGACTTGTGCTTTTTCTTTTGTATATTCTTTCTTATTCATTAAATATAAGAAATTTTTCATATAACGATGACAAGTATTACCATCAAGAATGTTAATGAAATATTTTTTATCGTGTGTTTCTTCATAATTATGTTTTACATGTTCTAATTGATTTTTAATAAAAAAATAAGTTTCTCGAATTGAACGCGTTTGTGCTCCACCATTATCACAAATTAATTTCAAATTAAAATAAAATTCTTTGTTTCTATCAAATATATAACCATCAAAATTTTCCGTCCATTCTAGCCCATCAATATTCTTCATAGGACGACTAACTTCATTCATATCATATTTCTGCATATGTAATCGTTTGTTTGATTTTTCTAATTTTTTTTGCGTAATTTGTTCAATTAGTGGCTTTTGATATAGTTCGCATTCATTATGCTTTCCATTTTTGTACCATAATTGATTTTGACGCCATAATTTTGTTTGAATGGAAGAAGATGGAATATGAAAGTCTCTATATTGTATTGAGTTTTTATATGGTCTCTGAAATAACCGTCTTGAATATGTTAATGATAAAGAAGATAAAAAAAACAAAAGTTTGTATTTCATTAAATAATGTTTTCTTAAAATACATTTTTATTAAATCAATATCAAAAAATTTAATTAAATAAAATTATATATATTTTCTTACCATAAAAACTATTTTTTTTAAATAAAGTAAACATTATCTCTCTTTTAAAAGGTTGTTTTTGATACAATAATATAATTTTTACTCTTAATGGATAACTGCACTGAAGGTAAGCATATTTATTTAGGAAAAATATCAATAAATCGTATTTTATTTGTATTTATTTGTATTTTTCTGATTTTTTTTTCTTATACTATATTATAACTACAGACAATGGCTGGAGGATTAATGCAACTTGTTGCCTATGGCGCCCAAGACGTGTTCCTTACCGGAACCCCCGAAATTACTTTCTGGAAAGTATCTTACAGACGTCACACTAACTTTGCTATGGAAAGCATTGAACAAACCTTTTCTGGTCAAGCCGACTTCGGTCGCCGTGTAACCTGCACCATCAGCAGAAACGGTGATCTTGCTTACCGTACCTATCTTCAAGTAACTCTTCCCCAAATTGACCAAGACATGAAGGGTGCCGCTGGTGCCGTTTATGCCCGCTGGTTGGATTTCCCTGGTGAGCAATTGATTGCTCAAGTAGAGGTTGAGATTGGTGGTCAACGCATTGACCGTCAATATGGTGACTGGATGCACATCTGGAACCAACTTACCCTTTCTAAGGAACAACAAGATGGTTACTACAAGATGGTTGGTAACACCACCCAATTAACCTATATCACTGATCCTGGATTTGCTAACGTATCTGGTCCCTGTGCTGCTGCCGGTGGACCTTCTCAAGTATGTGCCCCCCGCAATGCTCTTCCTGAGACTACCCTTTACGTACCCCTTCAATTCTGGTTCTGCCGCAACCCTGGTCTTGCCCTTCCTTTGATCGCTCTTCAATACCACGAGGTAAAGATCAACATCGATTTCCGCCCCATTGGTGAGTGCTTATGGGCTGTTAAGGAGCTTACTGGTACTGGCACTATGTCTGTCAGCCAAGCCTACCAACAATCCCTTGTTGCCGCTTCTTTGTATGTTGACTACATCTTCCTTGACACTGATGAGCGCCGCAAGATGGCCCAAAACCCCCACGAGTACCTCATTGAGCAAGTACAATTCACTGGTGATGAATCTGTTGGTTCCTCTTCCAACAAGATCAAGTTGAACTTCAACCACCCTTGCAAGGAGCTTGTATGGGTTGTCCAACCTGATGCTAACGTAGACTACTGCGCTTCTCTTGAGGGTGGTGAGACTCTTTTCAAGACTCTCGGTGCTCAACCTTTCAACTACACTGATGCTATTGATGCTCTCCCTAACGCCGTACACGCTTTCGGTGGCTTAGACCAAACCTCTGGTGAGAACGCTTTCATCACTTCCAGTGGTGTTTTCGAGATGGACCAAGCCGGTTCTGCTAATGCTAACGCTTCCTGGGCTGGTGCCACCGCCGCTGGTTCCTCTTTGTCTGATGCTGGTACCTTCGTACTTGCTGAGACTGCTCTTGACATGCACTGCTGGGGTGAGAACCCTGTAGTAACTGCCAAGTTACAACTTAACGGCCAAGACCGCTTCTCTGAGCGTGAGGGTTCTTACTTCGATGTTGTTCAACCCTACCAACACCACACCCGCAACCCTGAGACTGGTATCAACGTATACTCCTTTGCCGTACGCCCTGAGGAGCACCAACCATCTGGCAGCTGCAACTTCTCCAGAATTGATAACGCTGTTCTTCAACTTGTTCTTTCTTCTGGAACCGTATCTGGTACCAACACCGCTAAGGTTCGTGTATACGCTGTTAACTACAACGTTCTTCGCGTCATGAGTGGCATGGCTGGTCCTGCTTACAGCAACTAAGCATGCTAATTCATATTATTAAAAATTAAATTCTATAAATAAATATTTAATACTTTAATTAAATATTTATGGATTATTATATTCACCAACTTGAATCACTTGATCGTATAATTTATTATACTCATCTGAATTTTTTTTCATATTACTTAATTCAATTAAACTATCAATACCGCTTTCCTCAAGTAAGATATCTTTTTTCAAGTCATTCATCAAATACTTATTGTTTTCTAGTTCGTCAATCATAGTCTTTACATCACTATATTTCGGTACAATAGGTTTTTTACGAAGATAAAAAAGTAAACTACGTAAATACCACTCATTATCTAAAATACGATTAAGTATTACCTGATTATCATGGACTAATCTCGCAATGCAATAGTCAGTTACTTTTTTACTGATATTATATTCTTGATGATACCATTGAATTGAATGGGCTAGATAAAGATTTGACAATATATCAGCCATATCTGAAGATAACATTTGTTCTGATTTTAATTTACCACCTTTTAATGCTACAAAATTAGCCAAATTGGCAAAATGTAAAGTTTGTTTTTCTAAATTATTACTACATTGGTATCCTATCATACTTTTAAAGTAACATGACAATGTATGTTTAACAATAGCGTCAAAATGGATTTTAAATTCTTCTTGTTTATTTGTTAAAAGAGCATCAAAAATAGGATAAATATGTGGATGACTCTTATTTAGACCTTGACCAAATATAATTAAATTTTTTGTTAATGTATTGCTTCCTTCTACAGTAATACCAATAGGAGCGGCTCTATAAAATTTTTCTAAAAAGTTATTTGGTCCTAAACAAATAGCACTACCAGCATGTATATCCATTGCATCATTTAAAACATCTCGTCCTCGGTCAGTAGTTTGTTGTTTCATAATTGCAGAAATAACAGCCGGTTTTTCTCCATTATCCAACAAATGGTTGGTCAATGCTACACTGCAATGAATTGCCCAAGTATGATATAACATATTTACCATTTTATGTTGTATACCTTCCATGCGTATTAATGGAATTTTAAATTGCTTTCTATGCTTTGCATATTCAGTTATACCTACCATTGCAGTATTTGATGATGCTTTTGCAGTTGCCGGTAAACAAATACCTCTACCTGCAGCCAAACATTCCATTAACATTTTCCATCCTTCTCCTGCATTTTTCTCACCACCAATAATACTTGTTACGGGTATTTTTAATTTTCCCTTTAATGTTCCGTTAGGAAATCCAACATTTAAAGGATTATGATGTGTGAGTTGTTCTAATCCTGGGTGATTTTTTTCAATTAATGCTACTGTAATTCCTGGTTTACCCTTATCTAATAAATCATAAGGATCTTGTAAATTAAAAGCAATTCCTATAAGGTTTGCTATAGGTCCAAGTGTAATATATCGTTTGTTTATACTCAAATCAATGTATTTTTCTTCTTTTTCAAATGTAACTGTACCACTATCGATACTTCCAGTCGCATCTGAACCATTGTGAGGACCAGTTAATCCAAAACAAGGTATATATTCACCATTCGCCAATTTTGGTAAATAATGTTCTTTTTGTTCTTGAGTGCCATAATGTTCAAGTAATTCAGCAGGTCCTAATGAATTAGGTACCATAATAGAAACCCCAAGGGAAGGATTTTTGGATGATACTTTACAAAGAACTGAAGATAATTCACTTACTGATAATGGTATGCCACCATATTTTTCAGGAATAATAAAAGAGAAAAATTTTTCTTTTCCTATATATTCAAAAATTTGTTTATAAGGGCCGTCGGGATAGACATTTTTAATTTGACCATATTTTTTTAATAAATTATGAATCTTTGTATCGTCTTGAAAATAAGGAGTAATTTCATTTTTTTTTGGATAAAATACTTTTCCTTCAAATATTTGTCTATCTAAAGAAGTTGTACCGCTTTTTAATGCTAATAATTCTGTTTCTGAAATGCGTGGAAGCAACGATTTACATTTTTTAAAAAGTTGCTTGTACATTATATAAATATACAAAGAAAATTATTTATATTTTGTTTAGTAAAAACTATTTCTATAATATACAAAAAAATGATCTATTTTATGTTTATCGTTTGTTTACTTCATTCATTTTGCTTTGCTAACTCCTTTTTTCATCAGAAAACTTTTTTTGGTAGGCGAGTTTTATCAATGAAATTACGAAAAAATGAAAATAAAGATTTATTTGATAAATTTGAAAAATATTCGCTTGAAAATAACATTGAAAAGAAAGATGAAGTATTGTTTGATATATATAAATCTTTGAAATTTAAAAGACAAAATGAAACTGTCAATAATGAAAATACAAATTATCATAATGTTACTATTTTACCAGTTAATTTTACAAAAATGGTAGATGATATTGATGCAGAGTACATTACAAATAACTTGAAAGGAAATATACCAAGGGCACCTCAAACCGAGGGAGAAATAATAGAAGAAAGTTTTGAAGGGTACTTGCGGTCGGAATTTTATAAAATTGTTGAAGAAAAAGGTAAAATTAATGGAAAAAACATTATCTATTTTGAATCATTTTATGAATGGAAAAAAAAGAAAGGTATTGTTTTTGAAAAACATGAAATTAGAGAGATGTTTGCACATGTAATTGGAACGAAATACATTTGTGACCTTATGGAATTTATAAAATTAAACCATTTTATTGATGAGCAAAATGCAGCTCATTTCTAAAATCTGCGAAATCTATAATTATATTTCAACATATAATTATAAAAATTTAGATAATAATAAAATATTTTACTTCATTCAGAGTATTAATAAATTTAAAATGAATAGCCTCTCCAATTTCTTGAATTTTAAGAAAAAAGTTTTCTTTATTATTAAACATGTTAATATGAAAAGGATTCTTAAATTCATCAATGCGGTTTTCACTAGAACTTCCAATAATAAACTGATGAAATGTATAGTTATTTGATATTTTTCTTTTAATATATTGAATGTTATGCTCATGACCACTTATATAAGCATCAACTTTATACTTTTCAAAAATGGGAATTAATAATTTGTATATAGGAACCAAATGAAAAAAATAAACTCCATTTGATATTATTGGATAATGTCCAAATACAAGTATTTTTCTGCCTAATCTATTACTTTTTTCTAATTGTTTTTTAAACCAATCTATTTGTTCTAATTTTAATTTATTAGCACTCTTACAATGAATTTTTTTAAATATATCATTATCAACATTACAATGTCCTTCGTGCAATGGAGCAGTATCTAGGAAATATAAATCAATATTAGATATTGTTCTTTTAAAATAAAATTCGTTGTTTTCAAAGTATTTTGCATTTAATTGTAAATGTGGATCTCCATAATAATCATGATTGCCAATAATAGCATTAATTTTACTATAAGGTATCTTAGAAAACACTTGTGTATAGTCATTCCATTGTTCATCATTTTTTTCTTTAATACCTTCATCATAAAAATTATCTCCCATTAATATTAATCTATTCATACCTGTAATATTTTTACTAAAATTATTCACCAGAGATTGTAAAGAATCAGTATAGTAACCTATATCTCCTAATATGTATAATGTTGGTATAAACATGGATAAAAATTTCATGTATATTATAAACATTTGTTTTTAATTATTTTGTTTTTCATAATTTTCATTAATATATAACATTCTCCATCCAACTAGCCGGTTTTTCTTTTGTACCACCATCATATTTTACAGCAAAATTTTCATTTATTAACCATTCATTTATATTTTCATCTCCCAAATATATGTCAGCTAATAAACGTCCATATTTCTCACTTTCAACATTTTTTAATTCTACTATTTTATCATATATTTTATCATGTAACGCATCACGTGCTATCTTCGCATGTTTTTTTTCGTTTTCATTAGATGTTCTTAATTCTGGAGTATCTATACCATTTAAACGAACGGAAAAACGATAAATTGGATAATTATCGTAAGGTTTTGCAGCAATGGTTATAGAATCACCATCATACACTTTAATAACTTTTCCAATTTTTACATGAGGACTAAATGGCTCACAATTATCCCAACAAGAATCCTTAAACAATTCTTCATAATTTACAGAGTTTGGTTTACAATTTGATTTTGTTTTC